ACTTATAACAAGCGTCTACAATCTGCTGAGATTGAAATTAGTAAAGCCGCAAACCGAAATGTGAAAGAGCATGATCAAAATCGACTACCTAAACGTAGTGGAAAAAGATCCATGTTTTCTCACCAGGCGGGCGAAGAAGAAAGTGGGAATACTACTTCACACCTCTCAAATGAGGGTGTAGAAGTTGTTCTCACAAACCCAACATCGGCCGCGCAGCTTCAAATGATTGAAAATGCGTCGGATTTTGTCAGGGAACTAGGGCAATACGCTCATGTTCATACACCTGATGAATTGATAGCCGAAGTCGAAGGATTACTTGCATTGTTGTTAACGATACAAGGTTGTGTAGATTATGTAGCAGTTAGTGCTGCCATTTTCCTATACGTACGCCGTTTCTTCGATAAATCTATTTCGAAACAAGTTGTTCAGTATATTACTGGACTACTCGAACCCATGGAACCACATAGTGGTGAAGAATCATCTAGTGATTCAACACCCGGTTGGTTGTCATTGGTTCAAAATGTCCGAGGAAATTGGGCCCTATGTAAGGGCAACAAATTCTTTGATCACTTCTCTAAATTGTTAGGGTTGCTAGTGACGCTAGGCTTATGCAAAGCATCACAGGTTACCTTTTCCATTAAAGAGTATAAGATCTTTGAACCGGATATGAAGATTGTTCATGGCAGTGCCGTGGACATCGCCGATGCCGCTTTAGGTACAGTCACATTTTTTGTGGAAAGCATGTACTCCAGCTTTAAAACTGGAAGTCTCAGACCTTTTCTCATTAGTGATAGTGCTGCGGCTGAATTAGACGAAGAATACACCACAATTGTTTTGTGGTGGGATCTCGTTAAAACCGGCAATCTTGAGCGTGTTGCTAAGAAATCCGAAAAGGAATTCGATGCACGTCTCGAGGTACTATGCACTAAATTGCGAAATTTGATGTCAGGGAAGGTTTCTTTTGAAAAGAAACTTGTTCAAGACAAATTTTTGCGATTATTGAGCATAAAGAATGATTATATCACTATGAAGATAAGCAGTGGTGTCCGTAAGGCACCATTCGCTATTGAACTTTGTGGTGAGAGTAGTCAAGGTAAAACCACCTTTGGAGACCAACTAGTCGATGCAATATTGACAAGTGCGGATCTGCCCATAGGTAAGGAATACCGATCTTCCTATAATGCTGGGGACAAGTTTATGTCAAACTGGTCCACCAACAAGGAAGTAATGTTTATCGATGATTTAGCTAATGAAAAAGCTAGTTTTGTTGAACGACCCCCTACGCGGGTCATCATCGATGTTTGCAACAATCAACCGTATTACGCTAATATGGCTGAACTAGACAAGAAAGGAAAGGTCTTCGTTGAACCCTCTATTGTCGTTGTAAATACAAACATTAAAGATTTGGACGCTAGATTATACTCTAATTGTCCTTATTCTATACAACGAAGAATGCACGCTGTGATTACCGTCAAAGCCAAGGAAGAATTCCAATTCATCCTCGATGGTAAACCTCAAGGTATTGATTCCTCTAAAATTCGAGCAAGATTTGGCGCTGAAAAGCCACTGTTCGATGATATTTGGGATCTAACTATTGAGAAAGCTGTGCAACCCGAAACACTACGCGGAAATGCTACTTATCGAGCCGTCGTATGGCGTGACCAAGAACTATCTTGTGTCCCCTTACGTATTGCTATGCAGTATGTCATTGAAAAATTCCACGAACATCGTGCGGATCAGGAAGATATCCTGGAACGCATGAAGAGTCGTACGGATAAAATCCACATCTGCGGAGTGAACAATTGTAAGCAAATTGCAGGCTACTGTGATTTACACCCACAATCATATGTTAAGCAATATGGTGATGAGATTATTGAATCTGCCACCAAAGCTAGCGAACTCGTCTGTGATCGTCTTAGGACGGACACTAATGCAGTTGATCGATTGGTTGAAGGTGTAACCTCTATTGCTTTAGTAGGAGCTGCAAAATTGTTTGCGCGACACTGGGATTGGATGTTTTGTCTTCCAACACCATGGTTACGCAATAGTAGGGTACAAGACATGTTTATGGTCTTCAAAAGAGATACATTACGTCGGAACTACAGAAATAGATCTCTATTGATGTGGGCTGGCGCTATAGCACTTATATTACCAGTTAGAAACAAACGTGGCCCTAAGGGTATGACTTTTATGTCAATCGTTGCGATTTTAGCTCTAGTGCGCCAGAAGTTAATGGTCTCTATAGTCAAGGACAATTTCCGCAAGGAATTGTTGGATCGGAATATAATCCATCCAATGGCTAAAGATTGGAGAGATAGACATGCCGCAACGGTTTGTAAAGCCGTTGGTATTGTTGGAGCATTATACTCTATTGCCCGACTCTATCGACGCTGGAAATCAATGCGAGAACAAGGATCACTTGAGCCCAAAAACATTGTTGAAGTCAACATGAGAGATGGGGAAGTTAGTCCTTGGACAGCGGTTACTACAACCACACTACCTATGACAATTACATCTAAATGTATAGCACCATCTGAATTGATGGGTGTTGTGTCAAAAAACTTAGTGTACGGAACTGTAGTAGCAGGTGACAAAATCCTCATGGTTAATGGATTGTTTTTACGATCTAATGCCGTGATTGTCCCTGATCATTATTTCTTCGATGATGATACGCTAGATGTCACGTTCCGTAAGGAGAACCCAACTAAGAGTGGAGGAAAATTCGCCACTCGGCTTTCTATAAAGTCGAGTTATAAATTCCCGAACACTGATTTGCGTTTATGTTACTCACCTAGTGGTGGGTCTTTTAAAGACCTCACTAAGTGGTTTCCTACAGATTCGTTGGTATCGCATCAATTCACACTAATGCATCGTCTTAAAGATGGTGAATTAGTCACAGCTCAAGGTTTAGCCAAAATAGGTTTAGCTTCAAATGGAGTGTGCAACTTTATAGGTGGCACATATTCTAATTTGTCGATTAATACTTTCAAAGGCTTATGCGGTGCTGTATTGGTTTCCCATGGAGGGGGATCATGCATTACCGGTATCCACCTAGGCGGTCACGCTGGCACCTCAAAAGGGTGCTTTGGCACATTATTGTGTAGTGACTTGGAACTAGGCTGCATTGCCCTTCGAAAGTTTGAAGGAGTTCTCTTAACAGGGACTGCCGAAAATTTCGAAAAGCAAGTGCTTGGAGTTAAAATTTTGACTGATCGTGGATTACATTTCAAAAGTCCATTGAACTACATGCCACCAAATTCTCAGATTGAGTATTATGGTTCGTGTGGTGGACAGACGACCTACAGGTCGAACGTGAAAGTCACTAAGATGAGTGAACACGTTATGGATGTTCTGGGCGTTCCCAATACATGGGGACCTCCTAAGATGCAACCTGATTGGTTTGGCTGGCAGAAATGCTTGTCGAATCTATCTGTACCCGCATTACCTTACACACATGAACTATTAACAGTTTGTGTGCTCGATTACAAGGCAGATATGATGCCTATTTTCGAGAGTCCATTGTGGAATTCTGCTAGACCCCTCACAGATCATGAAAATTTGTGTGGGATACCTGGCAAAAAATTCATGGATGCTATCAAGCTAGATACATCCGTTGGATTTCCACTGAGTGGTCCCAAAAGAAAGTTTATCACTGAATTGGAACCTACTCCCGACAAACCTAATAATCGTATCTTAGATCAAGTCATTCTCGACGAGATTGCCCGATGCGAACAGGAATGGACACGGGGTTTTCGTGCTTACACGATTGCGAAAGCGTGTAAGAAGGATGAAGTGCTCTCCACTTTGAAGGAGAAGTGCCGAATCCTTTATGGAAATCCCATTGCACTCACATGGTGCATTCGGAAATACTTCCTACCCATTTTGCGTATCATGCAAATGAACCCACTCACATCAGAATGTGCAGTTGGGATCAATAGTCA